GTGGTATAATAAATAAAGAATGGAGGTAAATAAATGACTGTAATTAGACCCAATAGTGTTTCGGGAATCACAAGTATTACTGCGCAAGCGAATGAAATAAATGTATTTCGTTCAAATGGAACACTTGCAGGTTTAAATCTTAATGGTGTAAATTTTAATACAACAGCGGGTATATCAACTTTAGCAGCATTAAAAGTTACAGGTAATGTAGATATTGCTGGTGTTCTTACATATCAGGATGTAACGAATGTAGACTCACTAGGAATAGGTACATTCAGGACAGGTATTAATGTAAGTGGTGGTCAGTTAGATGTCGGAAGTAATATTAAATTAGGTAATGCAGGTGTGATTACTGCAACAAGTTTTGTAGGATCTGGTGCAAACTTAACAAGTCTACCAATAGGTGGTGCTAATGCATTATCTTTAAATGATAATGTTAATCTTAATTTAGGAACAGGGAATGATGGTTCCTTATTTAATGCAGGGAATTATATTTTTCTTAAAAATCATAATGGTGGTGTAGCAATACAGGCAAGTGCTGGTAATGTCATATCTTTACAAAAATATGATAATTCTGATATAGGTCTTCAGTATGTTGTTGATGGAGCGATAAAATTATACCATGATAATACTCCTGTAGTTGAAACTACTGACAATGGACTTAAATTTATTCAGGGGAGTGGAAACTTAATTAAGTATGGTACAACATCAGAATTTGCAAACGCAGCTATAAACATCAATAGAGGTGGTAATGGTTATGCAAACATACGTTTGTCATCTAACTATGGATGTGGTTTATTCATGGCTGGGGCAAATGATAATACTGATGAATTTGGAATAAATCAAGACAATCAAAAAAATGGTTATCTAGATAATCGTGGTGGATTTATATCTTTTAACACTGGAACAAGTGGCGTAGCAAGGATGAGAGTTGAGAATAGTGCTCAAGTTACTTTTATGGGTAACGCTCTTCCATCATCTGATGGTGGTTATGATTTAGGTGGATCGTCTAACAGATGGAGAAGTTTATATACGAGTGCCGGTCTTTATATTGGGGGAACTGGTAATGCTAACAAATTAGATGCTTATATTGAAGGAACATGGAGTCCAAGTATTAATAGAAGCAGTTCAGCAGCATCCGTAACTCTTTCTCGTCAAGATGGACATTATATTAGAGTTGGAAATGTAATACACATATGGTTTGATATTGTAGTATCAAGTGCAAGTGGTGGTGGTGGTTCTTGGTGGATTGCCGGTTTACCCTTTACTCCAATTTCTGGATCAACTGCTGGTGGATATGGTGCTCCAACATTTAGATCTGCAACAGCGATGCCTGTCAGGTTTAGAACAAATGGTAGTTCATCTTGGATATCTGACACTGCTGGAGGAGTTATATATCTGATGTACTATGATGACGGTGGTACTGAACAATATGTTAATGGATATGGAGGAACTGGTGGTCTTAATAATGGAAGAATCACTGGACAAGCATTTTATTTTGAAAATGCTGCTGGTGCATAATTATTGTATCAATCATAAATAACTAAAAAATATTAATGTCAAAGATTAAACTCACTGGTAGTAATAGCGGATATGTTGAGATATCATCAGCAGCGGATGCTGGTAACTTGACATTAGAATTACCAACTGCTGGCACTGCGTTACTAAGTAATGCGGGAAATGTTTTTTCTGGAATTACAACGACAGGGCAGTTAGATATAAACGGAAGTATAGATGTATCTTCAACATCAGTTTTTAATGATGATGTAACCTTCACAGGTGCATCATATAATGTCGTATGGGATAAGTCAGATAATCAATTAGAGTTTGGAACCGACGCAAAATTATCTTTTGGTGCTACTAGTGATTTACAACTTCATTCAGATGGTACGAACGGGGTAATAAGACAAAATGATAATTCTGGTGGATTGTATATACAAGCAGATAATTTTGTTCAAATCGGAAAAGTAAATGCCGGTACTCCGATCTATGGAAAATTTATTAAGGATGGAGCTGTTGAACTCTACTTTAGTGGAAACAAAAAAATTGAAACTACCAACACAGGGGCCATCGTAACTGGAATCTGTACTGCAACATCATTCAGTGGTAGTGGTGAAGGACTCACTCGCACGACACAATTATCTCATCGCAATCTAATACAAAATGGTAATTTTGTTATATTCCAAAGATTTTTGCCCGGATCACAAGTTACATGTAATGCTGGTAGTAATTTTTATTGCATGGATAGGTGGTATGCGAGAGGTGAAAGTTCAAAAGCAGTCTTTAAATTAATTCAACAAGATATACAATCAGAAGGACAAGGTGCTCATGCTGCAGCAAGAGTACAAGTTACAACAGCGAGTGGAACACCAGCAACCAATGATGTATATAAAATAGCACAAAGAATTGAGGGAAGAAACATACAACATCTATCTTGGGGAACATCAAGTGCAAAAACAATAACTCTTTCCTTCCTTGTGAAATCATCTGTAACTGGAACTTATGGTGGTTCCATTATGAATAGTGCACAAAATAGAGCTTATCCATTTACTTATGCGATTAGTTCTGCAAACACTTGGGAACAAAAATCAATAACCATTCCCGGTGATACAGGTGGAACTTGGGTTACTGGTAATGGTATTGGGTTAGAATTGAATTTTGATATGGGAACTGCTGAAAGTAATTACAGACGACCAGCTGGTTCATGGTATGGTGGCAGAGCAGAAGGGGCAGACGGAACAGTACAATTAGTACAAACAAATGGTGCTAATTGGTATGTCACTAAAGTTCAAATTGAAGAGGGGTCATATTCCACACCATTTGAACATATTTCATTCCAAGATAACCTTAGTCTATGTAAAAGATATTATGAAGCAATAGGAAGGGGTGCATCTCAATATATGTGTAATGGATGGTTTTATAACTCATCTTCTTTTTATAGTGTGATTAGATTTGAGGTTGAAAAAAGAGCAACACCAAGTCTTGATCAAAATACTGGATCAGGTTATTTTATTGTCTGGGTAGAGGGTAATGGTGATTCATTCAATTCGTTTACCGGTTTGTCTTGGGCAAACACAAGAGCTGCTGCTTTTTATACCTCTAGTGGAGTATCTGCTTCTCAAGGTGCTTCTGGTGGACTTGGGTGTAATAATTCAGAGGCATTTTTCGCAGTATCATCTGATCTCTAACTATGAACTACAAAACTTTATTAGATCCAATGACAGGATCAATAACTTCAATAAGTTACTCTGAGGGTAGCAGAATGAAAATTATTCCTATTGCAAGTGATAACACGGATTATCTAACTTATATTTCAGATATAAAAAAACATGGTATGTCAATCGTAACATGCACCGATTGTGGGGATGGTGTACCAAATGATTCTATGTGGCAGTGTCTTGATAATGCAGAACAACTATTGACAGATAAATATGGTAGTGATTCAAATAAATTGACTGCACTTCGTGAAGATAGATATGTCAGAGCAATGAAAGCAAAGACACCTTATGAAAATATGAGAGATGCAACACCTATCATAAATGCAACTCCACAGGACATCAAAGATAAGCACCGACACCTACCTATGAGACGATAATGTCAACATTAAAGACCCACAATTTACAAAGTCCTGATGCAGGAAGTGTCAATATTTCCTTGGCACCGAATGCCGGTATGGTCGTTGCTGGACTATCAACATATAGTAATCAAGTAAATGTTGGAAATAATATACAATTAGGAACCGCTGGTATTGTAACAACTCGGCAAGTAAGATATGCTGCTGGTAGTGCTTTATATAATGGGCATCCAAGATCCGTGGTTATAGGTTACTCTGGATCAAACTATGCAAATTTAGGTATGGGTTGGGTTCCAACTGGTACAAATGGACAATATACATCTGCAAATTCTGATTATCAATCAAGATTAGAACTTTATGATGGTCTTCAAATTTATGGATCTGGTGCCTCTGTTACTTCAGGACAAACTGTAAGTTGGAAAAATGTTGCTGATTTCAAACCAAGTGCTATCAAATTATACACTTCTGGTGATAGTAATTCTGAAAAACTTCGCATTACATCAGGTGGACAAGTAAATATCGGTGGTAGATATGACGAAACATCAGCACTTTTGTCAGTAACTGGTGCTTCTAAGGGATTTCCTAGCGATTCTGTAATACCAGAAGCAAATTTTATCATAAAGACTAATTCCACTAATAATAGATGGATTGGTATTGGTGCATCTAATACAGCTGTTTGGATTCAAGCAACAGGGCCTGGTAGTAGTGGCCCAACAGCAAATTTTTGTTTAAATCCTGCTGGTGGTAAAATGGGTATCAATAATACTTCTCCGAACACACAATTACAAGTAACAGCACAAACAGTAAATGCTACTACTATTTCAACCACTAATTCTAAACAGTTAGGTGTTTGGATACAATCTACTGGCGGTAGTAACACCACAGGACATATTGAAAATGGAATTGCTTTTGCGGAAGGATATGCAGGTTTATATTCTATTGATGCAGGATCAGGTGCAACTAGTGATTTAGCATTCTTTACTGGTGCTGCTGCTGGTGTTGCAGAAAGACTACGCATCTTCAATTCAAATACTAGTGGTGGTCTTGGTATAGCAAGATTTACAAGCCCTGCATCTGGAGATACACTTAATCTTCAAACAGATGCTGGTGGTGGACAGGGTATGGTATTTGGAACTGATATATCTAATAGTCACATATATCTTAAAAATAATAGTTCGGGTCATTTTGGTTTCCAATACAAGCACGGAGCCACCACTCAATTGCAAGTAGCATCAAATGGTTACATGGGATTAGGAATGGGATCAGCAACTCCGGGATCGATGTTACAGGTAAGAAATACACATTCTACTGCGTATGCTTATGATGCAGCAAATTCTGCATCGAATGGAATAGTTGTTCAAAATACTAATGGTCATGTGTCTGGTGGAGCATATACTGGGGTACAATTTAATATAACTGGAAATGGTCAAAACAGAGTTGGTGCAATTGGTTTTATTAGTGAAGATACTAGCAATCGACATGGTACTCTAGTATTTCATACTGATGATACTGGTAGTAGATCTGAAGCGATGAGGATTGAGTCAACTGGACGCAATATGATTGTATGTAATAAAAATAATGTCAATAATACTTACTATCCAAAACGTCAACATCGCAGATCTATAACTGCATCAAGTGCTGGATCAGATTGGTTTAGAGTTGCATATCTTCCAGCGAGAAATAAATTTAGAGTTCATTGTTCAACCACTGGGGGATACTACGCACCCGGAACTAAGTCATTTACTTGTTTAAGAAATTGGGATAGTACTACTTTTTACCTAAATGAAATTGATGGATTAGGTTCCAATTGGGTGACAGCTGCAAGAATGCAAGCTGATACTTCTGGTAGTTCTTGGTATCTTGAAGTTTACTTTAATAATGTTAATGCAAGTCAATTATCTAATTTTATGACTATAGTTATAGAACCACAATCAGGATCTGCAATGACAAACACAATTGAACTAAATTCTTATGGGCAGGCTATGTCTAATCTAACTTACACTTCTAGTCAATATAACATATAAAAATGGCAACATTTATTTGGAAAATAGCAGACGTTCTAAGTAACAAATCAGATGGTTACGTTTATCATGTTGAATGGTATCTTGAGGCATGGGAAAATTCTGATCGATCAGGAATTTCAGGAACGAAGTATGGAGGTATTGATCTACAAAAACCCAGTTCAGGTATGATTCCAATAGACTCATTAACAGAATCACAAGTTATTACTTGGGTAAAGGATAAACTTGGATCTAGTAAGGTCACTGAACTTGAGACTTCTTTACAAACTGAGATTGACAATTTTAAAAGTATAGGTCAGAATGTAACTGAAACCAGTAATGTGATACCTTGGGATAAATCTGGATCTGAATCTAAGATTAATTCCGAAACTCCATAAACTTAATATGAGTAATCATGATTATGTGATTATTGATTCTAAATTTTCTAAAGAACAAAATTTATTATTATATAATCAAGTATGCAAAAATAAGATGTTTAGTGAGAAAGAACATCTAAAAAAGAATCCTCATGAAACGTCTGAGTGTAGTATTTTTGGTCGTCGGACTGATACTAATTTTCATAAACAACAAATAAATGAAGTTGATGAACTTATATCTTGGATCGAAACTACATTAAAAGAGGCATCTAAGAACTTCTCTCTTAATTCAATTACAAAGCAACCATCAAATCAATTTGACCCAAATGATTTTGAGATAAGACAATGTTGGGGTGCTACTTACAAAGGTCATGAATGGTTGATGGAACATAATCATTTTCCTTGGACTCTCTCTTTTGTGTATTATGTGAGTATGCCAAAGGATGCAAGTGGGTTAATGATGGGTGATGATGAAATCGAAATGTATGAGGGTGATTGTATATTTTTCTTAGGATCTCAATATCATGGTGTACGTCCAAGTCATACTATGAATGACACTCGATGTGTGATTGCTGGTAATATACTTTATGTTCCTCGTATATAAATAACTAAAAATATAAATGACATCTGAGATACGCACAAATACATTAACAAGTCGAGCTGGTTTAAGCACTGTCACATTGACAGATTCCGGCCCGATGTTTTCTGGTATCACAACATTTGTCGATAACTCTACATTCTCAGTTGGAACAGGTGGTACGATTCATGCACCGGCAACCAATGTCATGGCATTGGGAACAAATAATATAGATGCAATAAAAATAGACAGTAGTGGTAATGTAAATGTAACTGGTATATTAACTGCCTCATCAATTAGTGGTGGAGTATCATTAGCAAGTGGTGCAGATAATCGAATTGTGACTGCAACTGGTGCTGCTGCCTTAAATGCTGAATCAACTTTAACTTATGATGGAACTTACTTAGACATCGGTGGTGGAGTTACAAGATTTACAAAACAAGGATCTTACAACTCTCTAGAAATAGGATATGGTCAAAATGGTAATCAGAATGCATTTATAGATTTAATCGGGGATACAACCTATACAGATTATGGAACAAGAATAATAAGAAATGGTCAAAGTGGATCCAATTGCACAACAGAGATTTTACATAGAGGCACAGGTGATTTAAGATTACAGACAAGTGATGCAGCTGATATTGTTTTTAAAACAAATGGAAATAATGAAAGACTTCACATCAACAGTAATGGAAAAATAGGAGTTGGAGGTGCTCCAAGTGCTTGGCAAGCAGCAACTACCTCCAATGTTTTACAACTTGGAAGGTCTTGTCTTTTTTTATATAACAATGATTACTTCCATGTAGGTCAGAATTTTTACTATGATGGTAGTAACTATAAGTACATAGCGAATACTCCAGCAAGTAGAGTAATGCAAGATAATGGTAAATTTACTTTTTATACAGCACCGTCAGGTTCAGCAGATGCAAATATAACTTGGACAGAATCACTTCACATCACAGCAAATGGTAATGTAAAAGTAACTAAAGGAACGTCTGGTGTTTCTGTTGGTGCGTTGCTTGTAAATACTGATTATACTAACTATGGAACTATTATAGTTAGAGATAAAAACGAAACTTATACCTCTTGTTTGCAGGCTGAAAATGAAAACACAGGATCCGTAGAAAATAGAATTTATAGATCTGTTACAAGGAATTCAGCAGATTGGGCTGGTGCAAATTTAGAGGCAAGATTCCACAACTTCAGAATCCAAGGAAGTACTTCCAGTTCCGATAAATTCTATATTGATAATAATGGTGCTCGATCAAATGGCACTGTTTCTGGCACTGTATGTAACTCTTTCAGAGCTAATACAAGTTATACTAATTATGGTGTCTTTACAGCGAGAGATGCTTCAAGTGCAAATGAACATAACGCAGCTTTTCAGGTAGAAAATCCAAACACTGGATCGGACACAACTAACCAGTTCATGCGTTCAGTGGATGCAAGTTCTAACAATTGGGCTAATGCTAAGTATTCTGCCAAATCACATAGATTTCATACTAGTGGTTCCAGTGCTGGTACTATAGTAATGAATATAACTGATACTGGTCATGCTGTTCACTTTGGTAATCAAACAAATCTGTCAAAATATAATAGTAATGTTGCTGGTGCTTCTTGGTATGATGATAAAGATTCTTTCCAACAGGGTAATAGGGCATCTATAGGTTGGGCACACTATTATATGAACAAAATTGGTAGTGGGGATGATAGATTTTTCCAATTTGCTTCGGATGGTTCTGTTACAGGTTATATTAAGAGAAATGGTAGTAACACTCAGTACCAAACAAGTTCTGATTATAGATTAAAGAAAGATGTTGTTGCACTTCCTAACGGTATTGAGAGAGTTAAACAGTTAAGACCTGTAGCATTTAAGTGGATAGCGGATAATACAGATATGGAAGGATTTTTGGCACATGAAGCACAAGAAATTTGTCCATACGCAGTATCTGGAACTAAAGATGAAGTTGCAACAGAGGATCTTGGTGATAGAAAAAAAGGAGATATGATTGTCCAAGCTGTAGATTATGGTGAATTTACACCTCTGCTTACAGCTGCTATGAAAGAATTAATTACTAAGGTTGAAACACTAGAACAAGAAAATATCGCACTCAGAGCAAGGGTAACTAACCTTGAAGGAGAATAAATAGTCAAAAAGATATATGGCATTAACAAAGATATCCGGTTCAATACTAAAAGATCCTCTTAATCTTGGAGAGGTATCGATTGGTGGTACCTTAACATATCAGGATGTCACAAACGTAGACTCATTAGGAATAGGTACATTCAGAACTGGTATTAATGTAAGTGGTGGTCAATTAGATGTAGGTAGTAACATAAAATTAGGAAACGCAGGTGTGATAACTGCAACAAGTTTTGTTGGTGGTTTACCGATAACAAGTGGTGCAGATAATAGAGTTTTAACTGCATCAAGTGCAAGTGCAATACAAGGTGAAGCAAATTTAGTTTTTGATGGTATAAGATTAGGTATTGGAGATACACCAACTACACAATTTACTAGTCATAGCATCTTACAAGTTGGAGGACAATGTACTTTAGGTGCTAATGATGCTTTATCAGCTACTGGTCAAACTTATCTAACTCACAATCTTTATTTTGATACAGGTGGAACTTTAAGAGTATTTAATACAAGTAATGCTAATGAAGGAGCAATATTTAGATTAGTAGATGGAAATCTACTATTTTCCAACTCAGCAGCTACAACTGGAACCCCCACAGTACAAGAAAGACTTCGCGTCACATCAGGTGGAGTAGTTAAAATTGGTGGTGATGTAAGTAATGCTGGAGCTGATGTTGGCACTGTAACAAAACTCACTATAAAACAACATACTAACACTCATGAAGGTGGTATGTATATTGAGAGAAGTGGAGAAAGAAGAGGATATTATATGTACGTTGGTGGTGGTCTTAGTCAAAATGATGCATTAAGTATAACAACCAATCAGTTAGGAACTGATACTGATCTTGTTGCAATTGATAGAGGTGGAGATGTAATAATAGCTGGTAATGTAGGAATAAATGAGACAAGTCCTGATACGCATTTTCATGTAAAAACAGCCACTGACTCTGCTCTTGCAAAACTTGAAAATTCTGCGACAAATGGTAGAACTCAAGTTCAATATTTGAATCCTCATGGTGACTGGGTTCAAGGAATCATTGGTGGAGTGAATGATGGTGATTTTATTACATATACATCTCAGAGTAAAAATATAAGATTTTATACAGGTAATTCAGAAAGAGTTCGCATCTCATCAAATGGAAAAACAACGCTTGGAGATCCTTCAAATTCTTTTACTCCAATAGGACTTCTTCATCTTTATCAGGCAAGTAATGATCCTTACATTTATATTCAGAAAGGCAACGCTGGTGATTCTGCTGTTGATATAGGTGGTATTTATTTTAGAAATAGTACTAATAGTCTTGCTTCAATCTACTCAAGAAGTGATAGTATTGATGATGGTAATTTAATTTTCCAGACAATGGATAATGGAACTTTAGCTGAAAGACTTCGCATCACAAAAAATGGTCATGTATTACCCGGTGTTAATGATACTTATGACTTAGGCAGTAGTAGCAAAAAATGGAGAAATATTTACACCACTGACCTTCAATTATCAAACGAAGGTAAGACAAACGATGTGGACGGAACTTGGGGTAATTACACGATTCAAGAGGGTGAAAGTGACCTCTTCTTAATAAATAATCGCAGTGGTAAGAAGTACAAGTTTAATCTCATGGAGGTGTCATAATGCCTGTTATTTCAACTGGAGGAGTATTACAAGTTGTTCATAGGCACGATTACCTTAGCTCTGAGGTACAAATTTCCTCTGGAAACTATTACGATTTTCAAACTTTGAGTATCACTCCAAAATCGAGTAGTTCTAAACTCATCTTTATGTCAAATCCTAAATTTTACACACGTTCACAAGATAGAACTGGCAGTGGTAACTCTTATGGAGATACATATATTTACATTCAGGATATAACAAATAATTCCCAAGTAAAAAGCCAAGAGTGGATAAATTATCACGATCAACAAGCAGCCAACCAAAGTTCTGCTTCGGACGGTCTAAGACTGCAGTACAATGTTTATTGTGAATTTAGTAATTCAGTCACGACAATGAGACAATTTAGAACAAGGGCATATGCACGGGTAAATTTTGGTCGTGTTGGAGGAGAGGGTTTGGTTTCTCAAATAATTATGGAGGTAAGTAATTAAATGTATAATCAATATAATGAAGTTGATACCATGTCTCTTGCCCTAAATTCCCTTTATGAGGGTAAGTGGGCTCATCAAGATGGTACTGTAGATGGTATTGTATGGGTCGATGAGCATACAACAACAGAAGAAGAAAAAGAAAAATTAAAATTAAAGTTCACAGAGTTTACATCCGTTACAGACTTTAATAATTTAAGATTTGAACGTAATAAACTTTTAGCAGAAACAGATTGGATGGCTAATTCCGATGTTGTTATGTCAGATGCGTGGAAATTATACAGACAACAGTTAAGAGATTTACCAGCAAATACATCTGATCCAAAAAATCCTAGTTGGCCAACTAAACCATCATAAATAACTAAAAAATATTATGTCAACTTTAAGAGCAAATATAATAGACTCAACCTCAACCACTGAGTTTAAAGATACAGTCACAGCAAATGGTGATAAGCAGTGGGTGGACTCTTATGGTGTCATAAAAACAAATCGCGCCACAATAAATGAAAGTGTTACGATACCTTCAGGCACAAATGGATTATCCACAGGGCCTGTTTCAATTAGTTCAGGTAACACTGTGACAGTTAATGGAGAGTGGGTGATCGTATGACAAAACTAATCGTAAATAATATTGATTCTAGATCAACAAGCACAGAGTTCAAAGACATCATAACTGCAAATCATTCAAAGCAATGGTTAGATACTTATGGTGTAATCAAAGCATTTAAAAATACAATTGATGAAAATGTAACCATACCATCAGGAACAAATGGTGTGAGTGCTGGTGCAATTACTATTTCTTCAGGTAACACAGTCACCGTTAAGGGTGAGTGGAGGATCGTATGACAAGTAAGTTAGTCGTAAATACAATAGAATCAGATACTGGTATATCATCAGTGTCATTTGCAAGTAGTATCTCAATGAGTTCTACTTCAAAGTTTTTCTTCAGTGCAGCAGGGATAGACATCGGTGCTGATACAAATATAAATCGACCAGAAGCAGGAGTCTTAGGGTTTAATATTAATGGTGAAAGACTTCGCATCGACTCTGTTGGTCGAGTAATTATTTCCAATGGTGGAAGTGGTGGAACAGCAGATGTGAATGCTGATAATTTCGTAGTTAAAAATTACACTAGTAGTGGTTCATGTGGTATATCAATTCTTAACGCAGATAATCTTAATTCTACATTATATTTTGGTAATGCAAGTGATACAAAACATGCAGAAATAGTTTGGTCTGATGCATCTAATTTATTCCTAATAGGAACAAGTAATGCTGGTGCCTCAATTAAATTTAGAACTGCTGATCAATCTGATGCACTTACCATCGATAGTAATGGTAATTTTGGATTTGGTGATACTGCACCTGCTAATTTCACTGGATATACAAACCTCTCCATACATGGTTCCACTGGAGGTGCTATAACTTTTGGTGACGATGGAACAGATGAGTGGGAGATATATGGAGGAGATGGAGTATTAAAAATATATGATAGGACAAATACAGAAGAAAGACTCCGCCTCACATCAGATGGCCGAATATTAATTAATACAACAGCAGTTACAAATACTAATGATCAATTAACTGTAAAGAGACCAGCATCTAGTTTTGGTGAAATGTCTATGACTGTTGATGCTAATACTACAACAGGAACTCATGCGAATGCTTTTGTATTCACAAAATCTAAAAATACTTATTGGAATGGTTTAGGTTTTCAGAGTAGTCATGGTCATATAGGTGCAATAGTTGGCATGAGAGATTCCACAGGGATGAATGCCAGTCAAAAGATAAGAATTGAACTGGGTGGAACTGCTATAAACGCAAGTGAAGAAAAAACTTGGGACTTTTTAAACACTGGAGATCTTTCAATTTCTGATGGAAACTTAGTAGTAGCAAATGGTCACGGTATCAACTTCTCTGCAACCTCAGATGCTCCATTTGGTAATACGACTAATAGGCAGGAATTATTAGATGATTATGAAGAAGGCCAATGGCTACCAGTATATAGTGGAGCTACTTCAGGAGGTTCTGTATCTTATAGTTACAGAAAAGGATATTATATAAAGGTCGGATCTCAGGTAACGGTGTGGATTGAAATGACCATATCGAGTGCTTCAGGTATGTCAGGTGCTACACAGATTAGTAATTTACCATTCAATAAAAATGATTTAGGTGGTGCTGGTAATGATCAAGGTGGTAATACCCAAACATATTACTATAGTGGAACAACTAATTGGTATATTCAATATCACGCTCAAAACAAACCAATATTTACAGGATGGATGCCGAATAATAGTAATGTTATAAGAATATATAATGCAGATCATTGGGGTAGTGTAACACTAGCACCACTTGATACGAATGGTAGAATGTCATTTTCATACACATATACGACGAGTGCGTAGCGCATAAATAATACTGCCTAAACCAGTTTAGTTCGGAGGACAATCCTAATGGCACTTGAAGAAGTAATTGAATACGATAAAATTGAAGTCGTTGGTCAGTACAAATCAGTACAGGTCAGAAAGGCTTCAGTAGTCAAAAAAGACGGAGCAGAACTCGCAAGATCTTTTAGTAGATATGTTCTTGATCCCGGAACCTTAGATACTGACGACAACCTTGTTGAAAACCCTTTAACAAAAGAACCTGATGGTACAACAGATATACCAGATGAAGTCAAAGCAATATGCACAGCTGCATGGACACCAACTGTGAAAGTCGCATGGAAAACAAAGTTGATAAACGATAAATCAATAAACAATCCATAAATAATCAAAAAGAAATATGCCATATATTGGTCGCGATTTAAGTCAAGGAAACTATTTAAAACTGGATGATATATCATCACAGTTTGATGGGAGTAAAGTATCATTTGATCTTACTGCTGGTGGATCTGCATTTTTTCCGGGATCATCAATGGCATTGGTGGTTTCACTTGGTGGTGTTTTACAAGAACCAGAGGCAGCATTTACGATTGATCAATCATCTATTGAGTTTGCTTCTGCACCTAGTTCAGCACAAAGTTGTTTCATAGTTGTAATGGGTACATCAATTGGTGTATCCGTTCCAGCAGATGCGTCTGTGACAATGCCAAAACTGGCACAGAGTGCAATCGATAGATTATCAAGCGTTGGAATATCATCAGGTGGTACAACAATAGGCACCGGTGTCACATTTATAAATTTTGTACAATCAGGATTAACTGCTTCAGTTGCATCGGGTATTGCAACAGTTAATTTAGGTGGTAAGACAAATGAAGAGATACAAGATATTGTAGGAGCAATGTTCTCAGGTAATACTGAGACAAATATTACTGTTACATATCAGGATTCTGATGGCACAATTGATTTAGTTGCCGATCAACTTACTACAGAACAAGTTCAAGATATCGTTGGTGGAATGTTTAGTGGAAACACTGAAACAAATATCACTGCGACATATCAAGACTCTGATGGAACGATAGATTTAGAAGTTGCTGGTGGTGGTAGATTTGTAGTATCATCATCTCCTGCTGCCGGTATCCATACTGCTGATAGTATTGGTATTAACACAGTTGGATTTACAACGGACATGGTTGGTGCTGGTAATTCATTCAATGGAATGTATATTAGTAATGGTATGACAATATATGATAATGAGTTAAATGGTAATCATTATATAAGCACAAGTTTTAACGGATTGATGGCAGGGCCAGTCACAGTCAATGGTGTTTTGACAGTCGATGGCAACTATGTTGTGGTCTAAATACTAAAAAAGTCTTTGATAAATGGGCATTCAGATAAACGGAAATACTGATAATATATCTGCAGTTGATGGAGACTTGTCAATCACAGGTATTACTACTTTTAGTCAGTTAGATGTAGGAAGCAATATTAAATTAGGAAATGCAGGTGTCATTACCGCAACAAGTTTTGTGGGAGATGGTAGTGGATTAACAGGTGCAGGGCCAAGTTTAACAGGATCAACAAATAATACAATCGTAACAGTCACAGGTGCGAATGCAATACAGGGTGAGGGAAACTTAACTTATGATGGTAGTACATTACAAGTGGCAACTGATACTAATATGGAGGGCATCAAGATAGTTGCATCTGGTGACACATATAATGATTTTATTTTAAGTGCAAATAGAAGTGGAGCAAATAATCATATTGGAAGAATAGTAGGGCAATGGAATGGTGCAAATGCAGCTGCTATTGTTTTCAATACAGGTGGAGATACTTCATCAAAAGATGATGGAGAAATTCTATTCTCTACATCAAATGGTGGTGCATCTCTAAGCACAAGAATGAAAGTCCAGCAAGATGGTACGGTGACATTTTATAATTCTATTCATGGTGGTGATAATAAACCGATTTACTTAGGAGCTTCAAATGATTTGTCACTATTTCATGATTCTGGTGGAGCTTCAATAATAAGATATAATCATAATGTAGGTGGACTACATTTTAGAAATAACAGTAATGCTGATCAGATGATCATCGACTCAAGTGGCCGATTAATGCTTGGAACCACAAGTGCAGGTTTAGCGACAGGAGATGAATTTACTATTCATACAACTAGTCATACTGGAATGACAATTCGTTCTGGATCGTCAGGTGAAGGAAATATTTTCTTTGGAGATTCTGATTATGGAGCTGCAGGTATAGTCAGATATGATCATAGTCAAAATGCTATGATATTCAAGACCAATTCACAGGGAACGGATAAAGTTCGCATCAACTCAAATGGTGATCTTACTACCACTGGTGCTGCTTCGTTCGTAAGATCAAACGCAGGATTTACTGCAAGAGCAGGTGATTCAGTTCAGATTACAAGAGCGAGTGGAACACCTCTTGAGATTTCAAGAACAGGTAATGATGGTCAAATAATAAACATCTTCAGGGATACAACTGGAGTTGCACAGATTGGATGGGATGGTAGTTATTTAACATTAGGCACATGGTCAGATACTGATGTTTTAAAAGTTGGTTCAACAGTTAACGTAACGAAGAAATTTAATGTTGATTTTACAGTATCTGGTAGTGATTATGTTGCTTACTTTAGAAATTCAAATGCAAACTGTTATGGAGTATCAATACAACAACCTTCTTCAGCAAACGCAGGTTATCCGTTATTATCTATCTCGAATAGTTCAGGTGGGTCACACTTTAGGGTTGATAGTGGTGGTCAGGTATATGCAAACTCTGCTACTGGTACAGATAAGAAAGCATATTTTGTGAGAGCATGGGTAAACTTTGATGGACAAGGTGGATCAGCAGGTCAAAATAGATCCATACAAGATAGCCAAAATGTATCTTCTGTCTATGATAATGATGGGGGTGATTTTACAATAAACTTTGCTACTAACATGCCAACCAGTGCTTATGTGGTATGTGGTATGGGAGCTAACTGGGAAAACAATAACTCTGACTCCTACATAATTACTAGTGCATATAAAAATTCTACTAATTTAGGTTCTTGTAGAGTAAGAACTATAAGAGCAAGATTTGATCAGCAACCACCTCAATTCAGAGATTCAAATGAAAACATGATCGCTATTATTTGTTAAAAACCATGAAAAAAGTTATCTTCACACAACCAAATGGAATCATTTCAATAATGACTCCGATATTAACTGAAATAAATCCTAAGACAGGAGTAGAATTTACTTTACAAGAGATTATAGATAAGGATTTGATACCTACAGGAATTACTACATTTTCCATTGTGGAGGATTCGGTTATTCCAGCTGACCGAACATTCCGTAGTGCATGGGTTGGAAATGGTGTAGGAGTTTCAACTGCAACTATAGTTGAAGACATGACAAAAGCAAAAGAAATACATAAGGATAATATTAGACGGAAGAGAGAACCAAAATTTAAAGAACTTGATGTTGAATTTCAAAAAGCACTTGAAACAGGTGCGTCAACCACAGATATCGTTGCAAAGAAACAAGCACTAAGAGATGCTCCTGCTGCTTCTGGTATTACAACTGCTGCAAATATAACAGAACTAAAGGCACAATGGGATGAGAGTATTTTAGGAACGAGTCCTTACTCATAAATACAAATAAAAAGATATGGCAAGGAATAGAGAACTATCACAATTAGGTTCAATAATCAACGTTAAAGATTCTAATAAACACGTTGGTATTGGAACGACTAATCCTGGCTTTAAACTCGATGTAGAAGGTGACATAAATAGTAGGACTGAGGTTCGTGTCAAAGGTGTCGGTGTTTCTACTGGTGTCTTTATACAGAATAA